AATCTTCTACCAGATGTAGCAATACTTTGATAACAGCCTTGAAATATATCAGATAAAGCTTGATAAAAAGGTTCCTGAATAATTGATCCTCGTTGAATCATAAGTTGCATAACTCCTACTAATTGATCTGGATTTCCAGTATCACCTTTAACACCTTCATTAACTCCAGTAACTTGTTCAATACCAGCTTTAAATGAATCAATTAAAGTGGAAAAAGCTATAACAGATTCTTTAGGGGTAGCGTCATATCTACCCATAATATTTTGAACACCTCGTCCTTTAGCATTAACACCAATAGCTTCTCCTTTATTAATTTTTGATCTTACTTCATCTTCTAGAGTACCACCCAAAAGGTCTTTATCAAAAACTACACCAGCCCCACCAGAATTATTGATTTGATTTTCCATAACTGAAAGAAATCGATTAATCATTCTCTGAGGATTAATAACTACATCAACTGGAGATAAAGCTACCCCATTAAGATAAGACCACATTCCTACTTTATATGGGGGAACCATATTTGTAGGTCTATATAAATCAGGTTCCTGATATGGTAAAATTCCAAACGCTAAGGCAATGTCTCCAGTTCTACCACTAGCCCCAGAAGAAAATATTTCTTGTGGAACAAAATCACAATATCTCCATAAATCAACATAAAGTCGAGTAGATGATCCACCCTTCATTACTCTTTTTTGATACTCAGTAAGATCATTATATGGAACTAAATCTTTATAAGTGTATTTTGGAACAGTTTCATTTTCCTCTATAAAATTAATTCTATGTAATATACGTTGTCCAAATTCGTCTACTACATAACCAAATACATCCACAGTTATATCTCTCCATACAGAAGTATACACAGGTAACTTTCCAGAAACATCAAAACCAATACCAGTAGCTCCACTAGTCCCAATAATTCTTGATGCAAATTCTTCAATTTGTTTTTTAACTTCAAATGGAATACCTTGATAAGTTTCAAATATTGTGGTTACAGGTGCTTCATAATACTCAAAAAAATAATCGGCATCTGTTAAAGTAGATTCTTTTGCAGTACGATCCCATCCAAAATCTGATGGGGATATACGCTTAAACACCCATTCACCTGCATAAGCATAAGGTTTCATTATACCTATACCTGCAAGAGCTATATCTATAGCTAATGAAGATTTTTTATCTTCTAATTTATTAACATTCTTACTATACTTAAGTAATCTATTTATATCAATAATAAATAAATCTGAATATAAATTATTAAATTTAGATTCAATCTCTCCAGTATTAGACCCTGTAATCATATTATTTTCTTGCATATAATCCCCAAATCCCGGCATTTTCTTAGCCACATAATTATACATCAATAACTTAGACAAAGAACGATCTCTTCTAGTTTTAGCTAATGGAGAAATATTAATTACCTTATGATCAAAAGTCATTCTAATAGCATTACCCCTATATTGCTCAACCATAGGTTGAATATAATTCCGAGTAACCATCAACCTATTACGATCATTATGGTTTTCATCCTTAAAAAAAGCATCGGTATCTTCTTCTAGAATCCACTGATTATTCATATAAAAATTCATGTTTAACTCATACTTATTAATATAAGCTTGATGACGACTATTCGATCCTGATCCAATCACCCACCTTGCATAATCAATATGATACTTCTCATCTTTATTACCCTCTAAAATTTCTACTCTATTGGGTTTATTTGGTTGTTGTGTTAATAAAAATTGCATGGCTGTATAGTTTTATTAAATTACTCTTCTTTTTTTGTGTGCCAATCCCTTAAAGCAGAATTCTCTTCCCCTGCTATAATTTCATCCCCTGTAACCGTAGTAATAGCAAACCCCTCTTCTAATTTTGCTAATAACCCCGACATTGATTCAGTAATCTTAGTTGTAACATCCACATACTTTTTATAGTCTACCTCTTCAACCTCCACTGCATCATCTCCTTTACCTGTTCTGGTAACAATCTTAAAAGCCCCAGTACCCATATCAACAATAGTTTGATACTGATCATATATTTTCTTTATCATAAGAAAAGATTTAAATCTGGCTCCGGGATCATAAGAAGCCATCTTCTTTATAGCCACAGCCATATTAGAATCAAATCTAAGACTTAATATTCTTTCTTTATCAACCTTAGTAGGATTATACCCAGACCTTCGTAATGCTTCTTTAACTCTCTCTTCTTCATCCTGCATATACAAAACTAAATCAGAAGTAGCATTAGCAAACCACCAAATAAAAATTAATGCTTTCGGAGGAAAAGTAGAGAATTCCTCAGTTCTTTCTAATTCCGGATATCTATGTCTATAATCCTCTGCTTTAATTCCAGTAGGATCAAAAATTCTTACCTTACCCATTTTAAATTAATATTGGTACTTCTGTATTTATATACGTTTCATATATCGGAACTTTAATAGGTTGTCTGATAAGTGTGTTATCTTTCTGTCTTACAAGCATATACCTAATCTTAAATTTTGTAGGCACTATTCTCTTCTGTATTGGAAATAAATGCATACAAGATAATCTGCAAATATACGCATAAGTTATTGAATATAAAACATCATCATAATGCATTAATTTATTCATAGGTCCCCAAGTCTCTCTTCCAGCTTGAGTAATATTCTGAACAAAAGTAGATAACTGTTCAAAAACAGTAGAAATATAAATACGATCATGATACAATCTAATAAGTTCTGTCATATAATCAATAATCCCATTTGCTCTAGTACCTTTATTATCAACACCAATTAACCTAGGTCCTCCAATAACTTTAGCTGGTAATTGTGAATTAAACACTAGAGAAGAAAAAAAACCTTTAGATTCTTTATAATCAGTATAGTTAGTTCCGATATTAGCTTCTACTAATTCAGGTACTCCCTGTTTAACACCTTCTATAGAGGTATCATAATATAATCCAAGGAGGATAGACTGTAAAAATGTGTACTTATGATCATGCTGTTTTCTAAAATTGAGTATAGCAGGAATCGTCTTGAGATACTCATCCCATATGGAGCTGGAAAATTTCGAATGGCCGGTTTCCGTTGCAATTGGATCGGTTCCCTGCCAATATCTGTTTGTCCATCCTTCTTCTGGAAAGTTAAAGATGCAGACAGATGCTTTTTTATAATCTTCTTCATCATCTACATGTATAAATTTTGAACCAATAATACGATATGGAGTGTCAGATTCTGGAGACATTGAATCCATTTCATCAAAAATAGGTTCAAAATACCCATAAACTGGTTGTTGTTTAGGAGTTAAATTTTTACATCTATCAATACCATTTTCAATAATATCTCTGGAAACAAGGGTACTAGCTGTAGTAAGAAACATATCCCTAAAGTTAGAAGGATAGTGTTGATGAAACTGTGTTTTTGAAGTCTCCAGATCAATATCTTCCTTCATCGCGCGAGCACCATAATACCAGAATTTCTCTTTCTCATATTCCTTTTTATCGAACCTGCAGTGCCAACTAAAGAATAATGGAACAAATCCATTATCATATTGTTTGTTTTCCCATAATCCTAAAATCCTGTACCATTCTTTCTCATATTCCCCTTTACCTTTTTCCATGGCTCCACCGGTTCCCCACATAACTATCTGACGTTTCAGCTCAAACTTACCTGTACTAGGATTGTTCCAGAACATAGTAGGTCTTGCTTCGTTGAGCATACCCCCAAGGATACCAATATTACCAATCTCATCGATCAGAGCGAGTTGGGGAGAACCTCCATTGATGGCTGTCTTCTTCGGGGCAACTACATCAATTCGACTATTAGGGTAGCCTTTCTCCCCTTTTTTAATTTTATCTGATAACCAAAATCGAGTGCCAGAATCACTTTTTACTCTTGGCATCATCCATCTAGGAATAGCTCCAAACGGATACTTTATCTTATCATTAAAAATTTCTTCCCCTGTATCTTTATCTTCGGTAACAAATTTAATGTAATAGTTTGGCTGAAATATTAATTTTTTTAAAGCTAAAAGACCCATTATAGAAGTCCAACCAATCTGGCGACCTTTACCACCAATCACATTATATCCACAATCAAATAAATAACAAATTACTGCATGATGTTCTCGGGCCTGATA